CCGTATTCCCAATCATCCGCCACAAATGGGCAGAGGACTGCAGAGCTGTCCGAAGGTCCGTTTCGTTGCATAACCGTTATGTCCAAAGCAGGTCCAGAAAAAGAAAAGGGTCTACATCCCCCTTTCGCAATAGGTATACCGTATTGTTGTGAATAAAATGGTACGATAGCCTCAGGTATGAAATTAGAACAATTTGGTACAAAATGCGATCCAACGCCAATGGGTGCGAAACCACTAGCTTGAATGATAGTAGATGAAGTTCCATTAAAAACGCGTCTATTTTGAAATAAAAAGGAAAAATTTCCAGGTGCTATCATTCGCACCCCAAAACCCCCGCGAGCATACTTGTAAATAAGGTTAAACCAATCAATAAAAGTGTAAGATCCATTAGGTGCGTTTGATGTAGGCACAAAAGTGTAAAATTCATCCAATTTGAGATTGTAATCAAGGTAAGCAGAACATCGTTGCAATAGATGTTTTAAATGCGTGACATGTTCTCCGTGACATAAATTATTGTCAACGTAGAGTGTGGCTGGTATGAAAGGTTCGTATGTATCATTGCGCATGGCGTCCAGCGATGAAGCTGTCGAAACGCCAGATTGTTCCATGAGAGCTTGCGTTTCTTGTACATAAAGACGGTAATCAGTTGGCATTGCAAATTGAAAATCAGGACCAGCAGAAACCCAGACATTCACCTCGATAGGTGGAATAGGTTCCTGATAGTAAGTAAGAGTATTGACTATTGTAACTACTATACGTCCATTAGTTGAAGCTAAAAGGGCTATATCGTTCCCTATTGGAACGGTTAGCCAAGGCAAAGATGAGAGGTAAGGTACATTAAATTTAAGTTCAGTACTAGTATTAGAATCAACAATGCAATTAATGAGATTAGTGGATTCATTTTCATCATGCGTCAGAGAGGCACCAGCGGGGTACCAAGCAACTCTAACTCGAACAGAATGAAAAGAGGAACAAACAAATTGAAGACGGTAATTAAGACTTCCGCGCCAGTACTCGAAGGCAGCTGAAGTAAAAGAAAGTAAAGTATGGTCAGACATCATGGTATTAGGATTAAAAATATGTTCTATTGGTGTTACATTAACAGAAAAGACTTCTTGATTAGGAATGTGAGTCGAATCAATGAAAAATGAGCCTATAAAACCAGCCGTTGAAATAATTC